GAACACGACCAGCAGAAGGATATGATCCACGTTGGTGGCCACATTTATGGAGAGTTAAGTGTGGACCTATTACAGATTCTCAGGAATACAGAGATATTTTGGGTACTGGCGAAGAAGAAGGTGATTTAAGAAATCTTATTAGCACTTATGCTGACGAAATTACTATAAATGATAAACTATTAGAGCAGGCAGAAAAGGATGTTCAATACGATCCCAAGTATCAGAATACAGCACATCTTTATTACGATGATACTGTACCTGGTAAGCCTGGCGTAGGTATATTTGGTCATGGTAGTTTGGTACCTAACGGTGTAAGTATAGTAGGAAGTGGAGAATCTTTTCCACTTTCAGCAAATGACGGTGACTATTTTCTTAGAACAGATTTTACTCCTAACAGATTATTTAAAAAATCAGGAACAAGATGGTCTAGAATTAGTGAAGATAACAAAAATGCGTGGGCCGCGGCAAACAGATTACTTACATCATTTATTAATAATGATAATATAACAACTGAAACTGATGGAGAAGCAACTCCAGAAAAAACTAATCTCAGTAAAGTTGTAAAACCAAGGACGGATGAATAATGTTTGGAATTTTTAAGGATACTAAAATGGATAGAGAAGCAGTTTTTGAGCAACTGAAAATAGATGAAGGAATAGTCAATGAAGTCTACCTCGACCACCTGGGATACCCGACTTTTGGAGTGGGCCATTTGGTCCTCGACACCGATCCAGAGCATGGAGCGGAGGTTGGCACACCAGTATCAGAAGAACGTGTTAAAGAATGTTTTGAAAGAGACCTTGACACAGCAATATCTGAGTGTGAATTATTATACGAAGAAGGGGTATTTGGAGACTTACCAGACGAAGTCCAGCAAATCCTGGTTAATATGATGTTTAACATGGGCAGAACAAGACTAAGCAAATTTAAAAAAATGCATGCCGCTATACTAGAAGGCGACTGGAAAACAGCCGCAGTAGAAGGCAGAGATAGCCGTTGGCATAAACAAGTAACTAACCGTGCTGAACGTTTAATGGTAAGGTTAGAAAACGTATAATGTCATATGAGATCAAAGTAAAAGAGATTAATGACCCTAAAGAGGGTGAATTTACTTTAGATCAATATGGAGAATTAGTACAATTTAAGAATGGTGAATGGGTAAAAGCAAATGGCAGGTAAAAATTTAGATTACTGGTACGACGCACAGATTAAAAGATATCTGATTCAATTAGTCAGAGTTTTTTCCCATTTCAAGGTAAAAGAGTTTACAGATGGTGGAGTAAACTATAACAGAGTACCTGCAAGATATGGTGATATAAGCCGTATGGTAGCACTTATTCTCAAAAATAATTCAGAGAATGTTATTCAAAGTGTGCCTCAAATTACAGTTAGCATTAGTAATATAGGTATTTCACCAGAAAGGCGTCAAGACCCATATTTTGTAGACACTACCCAGGTTGCTGAAAGAGAATGGGACAAAGAAAATGGCGTATATACTAGTGAACAGGGTAACTTATATACTACACAGAGATATATGCCAGTGCCATATGATTTGACTATCAATGTTGATATATGGACTTCCAATACTGATACAAAATTACAAATACTAGAACAACTTATGGTTATTTTTAATCCCAGTATTCAGTTACAGAGTAATGATAACCCGCTTGACTGGACTAGCATCTTTGAACTAGAGCTGTCAGATATTACATGGAGCAGTAGGTCCTTGCCACAAGGAGTAGACGAGCAAATAGATATTACTACGTTAGCATTTAATGTACCAATTTGGATATCGCCTCCTGCCAAAGTTAAAAGACAAAAAATTATTCAACAAATTGTTGCAGACGTACACCTTAACAGTAATATTTCAGAACTTGGATTTGATGCCGCATATTATGATTTCTTTGATCAAATAGATGCTAATGGTGGTACAGTTATTGTAACTCCTGGAAATTACAAAGTTCAATTAGCAAATGGTGTTGCTACATTAGTAGATGAAAATAGTAATCCTGCTAACTGGCTTGAGCTTGTAGAAATGCAAGGAGAGCTTTCAGAAACAAGCAGAATAGAATTTAATACATCTAACGACCACGAAAACCTTAACAGCATGGTTATAGGTAAGGTTGTAATAAATCCATTAAGTAATACACAATTGATATTTACATTAGATCCTGATACATTACCTAGTAATACATTATCAGATGTTAATAAAATAATTAATCCACAAGTTAGTAGACCTGGTGGTACGTTAGCACCACAACAAACAGGGCAACGATATCTAATTACAGAAGATATAAGTACAGATTTTGTGGAATGGGGTAATATTACTGCAAATGAAAATGATATTATAGAGTTTGACGGTAATGCATGGAACATAGTTTTTGATGCTTCTGCAAACGCTCAAGAAATAGAACACCTAAAAAATAATAACACTGGAGCCCAATTTAAATGGACTGGCTCAGCATGGATTAGTAGTTATGAAGGAGAGTATAATCCGGGATTTTGGAGGCTAGTTTTATAATGAATGTTGGGTCTGGGGTATTATTTCTAGCATTGGATACTGGACGATGTCTACTACAATTAAGAAATAGCGACAAGAGATACAAACATACATGGGGATTTTTCGGTGGTTTATTAGAACCAGGGGAAACACCGTTTGAGGCTCTTAAAAGAGAACTTGAAGAAGAAATAGGATTCATGCCTGATCTAGAAAAATTAAATCCTATAGACATCTATGAAAGTAAAGATAAGAAATTCCATTACTACAGTTTTGTTGCTGTAGTGGAAAAAGAATTCCAACCTAAACTAAATGGAGAAAGTGCAGGATATGCATGGGTAAACATAGGCACATGGCCTAATCCATTACATCAAGGCGCAAAAGTTACTTTAAGCAGAAACAAAGGAACAGACAAATTACATAAGATCCTTAGAGTAAACGGCAAGTAGGGTACTACATGTGGAACCATCTGTAATCAACATAATTTGTGTTCGCATTCAAAACGAGCTAAACAAATACGAAATCACTAAAACTGTTCCTCATGATTTATTAGAAGGAGTTTTTAATCTAGATGATATAGAAAGGTGTATGGACTATTTTTCTCCAAAGCACAAAGAACTTGCACAAAAATTAATAAAGGATTATACAATTTTTGTTGACGGTAATCTTAAAGATTTACGAATTGCGTTGAGGAAAGATTACGAATCAGTAATGGATACTTTAGAAACTAAAAGTAATAAATTTATTTTCCCCACTGTAATGAGTAGATATAGACCTAATATAAATCCATTAACTGCATTGTATTATGATTCAAGAGAAATGTTTAGGAGATACAATTCAGAAGATCCTAGACATATTTGGCTACTAGATATAATTACTGACAGAAATTTTAGTAATGAAATGTTAGACTCCCTGTCTAGAGATGTAAAAAGACTTGAACGAGTTATACAGAGATACTACTGGCCTTTTTCTAAAGTAGATAAAAAAATACCGTTAGAGTTATTTCATGCTAGACAACAATTAAAAGATTTCAGACATTATTACAATTTCTTTATGAGTGCTCAACTTTGGGCACCTGACGAATAGCATAAATAATATTATGCAAGGGAGCAAAATAATACAAATTGCCGACTTGATAGAAGAAAAACTTAGCAAGGAAAAAGAGTTGGAATTCTATGAAGAAGAATTAAAGAAACTTCTTTTCAGGATGTCTATGGTGCGTCAAGAGATTGGATTAACTGAAACCATCATTAAAATGATACAGCATAACGAAATTCCTAATTTACTCAAAAACCTTGAAAAATATCAAATAGATATTACTTAGAAGTTTTTCTATCTACGCCATCCCACTCGCCTTTAGGCATTGGGCGACTAATCCGTTCGGCATATAATTCAGCAAGTGTATCGTTCCAACCATGATCTTTTATAATTTTAATTTGATGGGCACAATCACTCCACAACCTATCTTGATAATAATCAACCATTCGTGCTACAGTTCTTGCATATTTGTGATTATCAAGTATTGTGTAAATGCTAACAGGGTCTGTTTGTCCTTTAACAGCAATCTTATCTAATAACACTGTGCCTTCTGCACGTTCTATTTGTTTAAGGGTGTGCTCTGTAAACATAAAGAACACACCATATTCTTTGGTTTGTGCTTCTAATCTTGCGGCGAGGTTAACGGAATCCCCCAATACACTATAATCAAATCTCTGATCCGAACCCATATTTCCCACCACTGCGTCACCGGTGTTGAGACCAATTCCGATACTAAGTTCCATAAGTCCTTCATCACATAATTCCTTATTTAATTTTGCCAATGCTGGTTCCATAGCCCTTGCTGTATCCACGGCTTGTTGAGCATGGTCTTCTATGTCAAGTGGTGCTCCCCATATTGCCATGAGAGCATCTCCGATATACTTGTCCACTGTGCCATTGTTTGCTAACACTAAGTCTGTCATAGGTGTCATATACTTGTTAATTAATTTTCCTAATCCTTGTGGGTCGGTTTTAAACTGTTCTGAAATAGGAGTAAAACCACGTATGTCTGAAAACAAGTATGTCATAGTTTTTGTTTCACCACCTAACTGTAACAGCTCAGGATTCTTTTGTAATTTTTTAACCATTGCAGGTGCAAGATAATGTTCAAATTGTTTTTTAATTTGTTCACGTAATTTAAATTGTATCCAAAAGTTATTAAAACTTGCCTGTGTAAAAATCAAGAAACTTGCTAACACTGGAAATGTTGCATCAAATAAAACTAAGTTTGCTGTATAAGAATGTACACTGTAGTATACAATACCGCCTATAATGCACACTGTAGTAAACAATCCTGCCCATACAGGTAATTTATATATTACTATCGCTATTGCGATCATGCTCAACAACGCAATCAGAAGCTCTGTCAGTGCAGATAATTCATTTCGGGTTATATTACTGCCGTCTATAAAATTTTGTAGCATGTGGGCTTGTATTTGCTGTGGTAGAATGTTTCCTTTTGGAGTTGGCACAGGATTAGAGATACCTTCTGCACTTACACCCACTATCACAAACTTGCCACCTAAATCAGGTAAACTATTAATGTCTACATATTCGTATTCTTCAAAAATATTATTAAAACGTATATATGCTGTTCCGTCTGGCTGTGTTACTATAGGATCAAAAGGTGGTACTGCAAATTCTTGTACACCTATCTCTGATGTCTTTAACATATAACTTGGCTTCTGCGTATATGCTCTTAACAGTTCAATGGCAAAACTAGGATATATTTTACCCTCTACTCCTATTGCTAACGGATATGTTCTGGTTTGGTTATCTGGTTGTGGTGCTGATGCAATAACACCTATACCGTCAGCCGACTGTTCGAGCTCTGAAATATTTACGACGAGATTTGGCCAACTTAGTAAGAAGTCTGTCGGGTTCGAAGGGCCTATCGTGGCCGTCCCAATGTGCGGACCTGAACTCCTCACTCCTCTGGCAGAGGGTGTCTGGCTTAAAACGACTCCATTCTCGTTTATCCAACTTGATAAAATCGGATCGCCTCCAAACCTGTCCGGTTCCGGAAACATAATATTCAGCCCTATAATGCCCCCATTCTGTGTTCTCAAATCGCTTATTAGTTGAGCAAAATTCTGTCTCGGCCATGGCCATTGTCCCCATTGTTGTAGGCTTTTTTCGCCAATGTTTATTACTACAACTTCGTTGCTTTGTTTGACTTCATCTAATTGTTGATAGTAATCGAATGTCTGTGATTTCAGACTTTGAAGTGGTATAGGATCGGCAACTCTAAGAGCCGCTAATAACACTATAGTGATGGCAACGGCCCATCCGCTGTATAACCATTTCATAGTAATATTTATCTAGGAATATTGGGCTATAAACGTGACTAGCCAAATAATTATACCTATGGCTACTGCTATTGCTCCGCCACCAATAACAATATCTGTCCACAATGCTATGCGTTCTGCTTTGCGTTTTGCTTCACGTATTCTGGCTTCACGTATTACTCTGCGTTCACGCATCATGTCATTGTAAAACTCTTGCTGTCCTGAGTAAAGCAAATACTCATACAATTCTTTTTCCATTTGCTTTATCTTGTGTTTTGCTTGAGTTATTTGCAAAGCCTGTGCTTCAACACTGCTACCTGAAAACAGTTTCTTAACTAGTGGTTGGTTTTGGTTGTCTATTGCATTTTCGCTTAATGCCTCTTTGGCTTCGAACCATTTTCCATAATAGTCCATCATGTCTTCGATCTCTCGACCTGCTTCCATACCTTTTTTAAGTGCATTGAACGTGGATGTGGCCAAAGAAATGGCCGCGGCTATCTCCATCATCGCTGTGTCCTCTCTACCTATTGGTATTTATCTTAAGTTACAGCGTTTTTCGGCTTTGTTAGTAAGTTTGAGATTGTGGTGGACAACAAAACCGCCTAACAGTAAAGGAGCAACTAAATCTCCTCTACTGATATTTTCGTATCCTATTGCTCCGTAAGAGGGAAATAATATTACACCCTTTAATACTGCCATTTCTGCTACAGTAGGTATGCTGGGCAGTAAAGGATTTGCTTCACTGATGCAATCCCATTTTACACCCTGTTGTGTGCTGTATATATCTGCTAATTGTATGCCCCAAAATAATACCCACATCCAGTTGTCTGCAGGTTCTTCCCAATAACTTTGAGGAATATACAAAGGTGCTTGGAATTTTAATTTTTCTGGTTGATATTTGG